TAGTAGTGTTAGCCGCCCCAGAAATAACATTGCCTGTGGATGTTGTTCCACCAGCAGATATTGATGCGCCAGTAGCATCATCTACGAGTTGCCCACCAACATAAGATGCGCCATCGTTTGGCGTAAATATGTTTGCCAGCGTTTCTGTAAAGCTGTTGCTATCGTTGCTGTCATTGTCATTACCGCCACCTCCACCGCCGCCGCTATCGCCGCCGCCATAGAAAATTTGTGGTTTTATAGGGTTCATACCCATTAAATCAAACAGCTTTGTCATGCCAATTACCTTTATTTGGGAACGAAGCGTTCCGATTTCCGCGATGAGCAAGCACTTCAGTTACGTCTGGGTATTGTGTCCAAAACTGCTTTCTCATTTCTTTACTAATCCACAATACATCTTTTTTACCCATCGTGGAAATCATATCTACAACAACCATTACCTCGCCATCTTTACGGGCAAAGATCTCTGGTCCATAATATTCTTTGCTTTCGAACTCTTCGCGGGTCATAAATGCCCACGTTGTAAGGCCAACGCACTTCCCATCCCTGTAAAACAATCTGATTTGATTGTTGTCAATTGCAGGAAGTAACCTCCACGCAATAGTAGATGACTTAAAATCTTTGTAAGAATCAGAGCTAGTCCAAAGATCTAAGGCATCGCGCAGCATCACGCCCTCATTGGCTGGGGTTGTGAGCGTGGCGGTTGCTGTGGTGCAGGCTGTGCCGCAACATTCATTTGAGGCTGTGGCATTGCATCTGCAATTGCACTCAGCGCACCCATATCACCCGCGCCCATTCTTTCGCGGATCTCAGCCACTTTATTCATCAAGTATTTGCTCATATCCATAGGAGGCTGGCCCTGTGGCCCTCCTTGCATGGGAGGATTAGGAGGGCCACTTCGTGGACCCTGCTGCGGTAAACCGCCGAACGCAGCAGGATTAATTGGAGGAAGTCTATACTCTGGGTACATTCTTCATCGCCTCCATCTGAATTTTAGCTGCGTTCTTTTCCCTCTCAAGCTGCAACTCTGCTTCTAGCTTGGTGATCTTGGCCTGCATATCTGCTTGCGCCTTGGCCATTTCGATCTCCATATCCTGCCTTGCTTCTGCTTGCTTGATCTGAATGTTTGATTGCGCCTTGGCTTGATCTGATTGAATCTGCGCCTGCGTTCTCGCCTTCAGAGCTTCTGTCTCCAGCTTGGCCAATTCCTGTGCGTATTGCAAAGGATTTCCTTGCTGTCCACCCTTTTGACCCATGCCGCGCAACGCTTCGATCTGCTTCATCTGAGGCGATGCTGCCACAACTTGTGCAGCGCGTTGGCTAATCAAGCGATCTTGCTCTGGATCTACATCGTTAAACTTGATCTTCATATCTTTGAAATCTGGCAGTGGTGGCAGTGGGATATTAACGCTTGCCTCCATGCGCTGACGGTACAGCAATGCGATGTGTTCCGCGATATGCGCGATCAATACAGGCTGCATTGCCTTTGCACCGGGATTGCCTGCCAAAGATGGATCTTGCAGGAACTGCATGTGAACCGCAATGTGCGCGTCATGGTCCTGCTCTGGGAATGCGCGGATTGGCTTGCCATACATCACGCTCATGTTTTCATCGATTGGGTCCATCTGAACCGCCTCTTCAGGCTTCTTCAGGATCTCATCAATGTTTGGGATGCGGATCGCTTCATACATGCGCTTGTATGCTTCGTAAAGATCGTGAAGCTGTGGCGCTGATCTAGACATTTCCAAAACAGCTTGCGCCTGTGCAATGCGCTGGGCTGTTGAGAATATGTTTGGATCTGACACTGGCACGATGTCAATGCGATCATCAAAGTCAGTCCGATAGATAATATCTGCCGCCCCGACCTTTGCAAAGCTAAACTCATCAGGCAAATTCTCTGCGTTCAGGCCAGCCAGAAGTTTAAATTCTTGACCTTGTGCGTAATGCAGGCGCTTGTGAATTGCGCTAAATGCTTTGGAACCTTGCTCAATAAGCGCAACTGTAGAGCCAACTGGAGCGTTTGGGTTCACGTCACCAACATTGAGATCAGCAGTGCTGGCAAAACGCTGGCCTGCTTCAACAATGTAACCTAGCAAGCTAAACAGGGAACTGCTTGGTTCCTTGAATGGCAATGGCATAATCGCCTTGTTCACATCATCGACTGTGCTGTCGAGATCCACAAACTCACCGGGGCTGATTTGCATGTCGCCGCCATTAACGCGGCCACGCAGCTTGAAGCCACCCTGCATGTTGGCAAATGCTGCACTGTCGAGAAGAGCGCGAAGCGAACCAGTCGCTGCTTTGCCCAAGCCGCCGATCATGTGGTACAGGCCAAAGCCATAGAAGCCTAGACCGGGCAAGAACTTATAGCTCACAAACCAGTCACGGCGCTTTTTCATCTCATCATCTTGCTTCCAGTTGCGTCGAACACTGACAACGCGCTGGTTTTCATAATCGATTGTGATGACATATGGGATGGCGACAGCGTTTTCGTCTGCCTCATCGCTATCCATTTCTTGACCATCGATGCCTTCGAACAAGTCATAGACGTGCATTTCGAGCAGCGTCATTACATCGTCTTGGCTGTTATCGCTGTATTCATCAACGCCTTCGATCTCTCCGATCACGTCATCGATGGGATCTACGCTGTCGCCAATGTAGGCTGTCGGGAGATAGTAACCGTTTTTAACATATCGATTGAAGTCATTCTTCGGCATACGAATGACGTGCGTATATCGCGGCGAGGTGTAGAGATCCTTGCTTTCTGGGGCGACCACAAAGTCTTCAGCCTTTACGAATTGGCTGCACTGCCGATCCATGTTTGCATCCCACCAGACTTTCTTGAAGGTGTGGCCGATCAGTGGGAGGTGAAACAGCATTTGGTCCAGATCAGGGAAATACTCAGGCATTTCCTGCGTGATTTGATAGTTCATAAACTCGCGCACCCTGCGAGCTTGCTCTTCCATTTTTTCGTCTGGCTCGCCAATGATGACAGATTTGACTGGACCGCCTGATGGGTACAACTCCGCAACAGCGCGAGCGTTAAACTGGGTTGCTGCCTCTGCGATCATTGGGTGGATGACGATGGACAGACCGCGAGTTGCGCGTTCATCTTCGCTTTCATCAAGGCCACCGTCTGGATCTAGCGTCTTCAAGCCTTGCTTGTAGCGGTTTTCCCATTCGGATCTGGCTTCTTTGTCGTTTTCAAAAAAGCCAATCAGCTCCTGCGCTTTTCGCGCCAGCTCTCTTTCGTCAATTGTTTCCGCAAGGTTTTGATCAAACTCTGCATCTTCCAATTCATCCATCATGTCCAACTCTGGATCGCCAATAAGAACATCGCCGTCTGGAAGTTGTTCGACCATTAGATCGTCTGATGGAGCGCCTTCAGCAAACGGGATAATGTTTTCTGGTTCAGCCATAGAGCGTCATCCTTCTTGTTTCTACAAAATCGTCATCATCTGGATCTTCACTATGACCCACAAACCATCCTTTTCGCAACCGTAGCCAAGCCTGTGTGCATGTATCAACAACATCATCATTGGGATGTGCTGGGAACGCCGCGCATATATCAATTAAATCTTTAGCCCATTTTCTGCTGGAAGGGAAGAAAATCCTTCCATCCTCCAAAAGTGCGGAGCTGGCATGGGCGCGAGCCTCCTTGTCACGATCTGGACTGTAGGCCAAAACTGGTACGCCTGCCATGCGTAAGTCTTGCAGCAGGGATTGCCCTGACGCCTTCTTTTCAATCAGCACAGCGTCTGGCTCCCACTCTTCGTAAGCCTCTTGGGCCAGCCTGCGTAGGTCAGGATAGCTTACCTTATCCCACCATGCCTCCAGCACAATGGCGCATGTTGCGCCTTTATGGGTAAACACGCCCCAAGTGGTTCTGGCGCTGAAGCTGGAACTTTCCTTTGCTTCGAATGCAGTATCGTATGATTGCAGAACATATTCGATATCGGGCAAGTCTTCCTTTTCCCAAGGAACCCACCAGCTTGCCTTTAGGATTCCACCACCTTTTGGCGATGGCCGCTGCTGTAGCTGGCCTGCGGCTGCGTAAGATCCAAGGCTGCGCTCTAATGTTGACAGGGTTCTGTCATCAATGCGTTCAGGCCACAGCAGCTCGCCTTCTTTGGTGCGCGGATCTGAGAAGCCCAGCACTGATTTGCTTGGGGTTGGGTGGCCGATTTCGTATCTGGCAGGCAGGCATAGGTGGTTCCACTCATTGCCCAGCTCATTGGCCAAGATATGTCCTGTGAGATCCAGCTCATGGACGCGCTGCATGATGATGACAAAAGCACCAGTGCGCGGATCGTTAAGTCGGGTCTGCATGGCCTGATCCCACCACTCTAGAACGCCTTCACGCACCTTGGAGCTGTCGCTGTCCACTACGTTGTGCGGATCATCGATGCAGATGATGTCACCGCCATCACCAGTCAGAGCGCCGCCGACAGACGTTGCTATGCGGTATCCTGTCTTATCGTTTTCGAACCTTTGCTTCTGGTTTTGATCGCCAGTTAGCTCGAACTTTTCACCGAAGTGGCGCTTGTACCACGGGCTGTCGATCAGGCGGCGGCACTTGGTGCTGTCTCTGATGGACAGGGAAGAGGCATATGATGCGTACAGAAACTTCTTTTCTGGCTGGTGGGTCCACGTCCAAGCTGGCAGCGCAACGGCCACGCTGATCGACTTCATGTGGCGTGGCGGCACGTTAATGATCAGGCGTTTGATGTCGCCTTCTGCCACTGCTTGGAGGTGATCGCTGATTGCATCGACATGCCAGTTGTTTTGAAAGTCAACGCCCGGTTCAATCGTCGGCCAAGCTGCTTTCGTAAACTCCCTCAATGATCTGCGGTATTTCTCCGCTCTGACTTGCTCCAGAGTTAGATTGCTCAAAAGCTCTTTCAATTGCTGCGAGTTCATTAACGCCAATCCTTGTTAGGTCGAGTGTGACCGTTGTTTCTGTTGCAACCTTATGCTCCTGCTTATCCACCCATCCTGCGCGGTTCTTCAGGTAGAAGATGATGGCTGTGTTATCGCGTTCCAGCGTTGCATTTTCGAAGAGCGCGTTGGTTACTTCTTCGATCCCCATCGCCTCTCCCCTTTTTATAGCGTCCAAGAAATCCACATTTTGTTCCTGAATTTCAAAGAATTTAGAGCGTGAAATTCCCAGTGCAGCAGCGCATTGTTCTTTCGTTAAGCCTTGCGCCATTGCTCTTTCTGTTCTTTGCAGCACTTCTTCAGTGACTTCGAACTTGGGTCTTCCAACGGGGTTTTTAGATTTTTTCTTTGCCATGTTAATACCTTTCTAACTTTGAATGTAATTTAGAAGTTCAAAAAAAGAAAGACCCGCCGAAGCGGGTCAGTTGTATGAGGTCGAGGCAGGCCACAGGCGTGGGTCTGTCGAGCAGTAATTATTGATAGCGTCTTTAGCTGTTTGGGTACAGAGTTTTTTTGCGGATGGTTTTATTCCAACGCGGCCAAGGTCGAGGCGATCTGCATCCCAGCATGTTTGTACTGTGATGTCTGCGTTTGTATATCCATCTGAGTGGTATGTGAGTGCTTCATCTAAGAGTCGCATATCTTTATTGGACAGGTCGAACCATTGGCCTCTGATTGAGTGGGCATATTTTGCTGCACGATATCCATGCTGTGGATCTCTGTTTTCGTTTTTGCGCTGGGTGTCATGCAGGAGTGCGAATAGATCGACAACTTTTGTGTTGGCGTTTTCTGCTTTTGCAATGTGTCTTCCATTTTGGAACACACGCGCCCAGTGTTGGAAGCCATGATATCCTTGGTGGTTCATTTGGTATTGCTCATAGCAATGCTTTGCGAATTGTTTATTTACCATGCGAGCATAAACACCAGCAGTGCAGCGACTAGGATTGCGAAGACTATTCCTGTTGCGATTTCTTTCATCCATCCTTCTGGTTTGAAGTCATAGACATCGACATGGCCGCGCAGATTGATTGCTATGTACATTCCTTCTTCGGCTGGCACTTCGCCTGTTTGCGTGTGGACCCACAGTAATTCTGAGCCTTTTCTTTTTGAGGAGTTTTCCTGCACCCAATCTGGGAAGTTTGATTTGAAGCCTGTGAACTTCCAAGATTTAACGATCATGTTTTGCTCCGAACATTTTATCCATAAGGCTTTTGCCTTTGGTGGTTAGTGTTATGTTTCTTTGCCGCCTATCTTTCATATCCATTTTGATATCGATTAGTTTGGCTGCTTTGACTTTTCCTCTGCCATTTTCTGACAGTGAGTGCAGCACTCTATTGACGCAAGATTTTTGCATATCCAATTTGATTATGAGATCCGCGCTATTGATTGGCTGTGTTTTGCAGATTTCTGAGAACACAAGCATGTGATTGATTGAAGTTTGCGCGTTGTCTAACGCGGTTGTGAAATTTTTGATTTGCGTTTCGAGCATTTCTATTTGTTTCATTTCATTCCTCTGTGAATATATCTTTGGCCAGATCGATTGGCACTTCGATTGTTGATGACCTGAAGTCACACGTCAAACATTTCCGTCTGCGTTTAATTGTCTGAAAGCCATACGTCAGATTTGGTCTTGAGTCTATGGCTGTCATTTTTGTTTTGCAGTTTGGGCAATGCGAGACTGTATCGTAATTTGGTTCAGTCATTATTTATTTCGCCCAGTGCGCGAGTTAAAGCTCGTTTGATACGCTTTGCTCTGTCTGGCAGGATCAATGCGTCCAATCCTTCGATCAGCCACTCGATCTCTTGCTCTGTGACTGAGACTTGAGTTGATGGTGTTAGGTATGTTCCACCATCGATATTTTTTTGCTGGATAAACCGCATCACGCTGCCTCCTTTTTTCTGAAGGCATCGTATAGCTTGATGGCTGCTTCGTGCCATTTGGTTTTCATAATTGGGCTTTCGCCTTTGACGTGATGCCAAGTTGGGGTATCGCGTGTTGTGCCACATGGCGCTGTTGTGGTTTTATAGATTGTGCCGATCAAGATGTAATGATCTTCACCGTAACGCTTCCAGAGGATAAGACCCTCTGCGTATTCTCCAGATCCCTCGACGCGGCATCTGATGTCGAAGCCATTCTTTTTGTATTCCATTCTGCGTATAGACATTACACGATCTCCTTTGCTTCCATGATTTCCAAAAGGTCAGCGCGAGAATAAGCGCGACATACGATGCGGTTCATGCCGTGAGCGATGTCGGCTGCGACCCAGCGTAATCCAAGTTTGTATACGAGAATATTTTCTGCGCCTTTGACACACCATTCGGCAGTTGATGTTCCAAGACCGTTTCCGTTCCACTGTGTGGCTGATACTTTTTTAAGTTTGATCATTTTGTTTCCTCTCTCTCTATAACTAACATATATGCCATCTGGAACAGATTACAAGTGTCACAGATAAAATTAATTACATTTAATGCATATTAATTGCAGTGGCCCCGACTGCATTAAATAACCTAGCCCAAACCCCTTATTCTTATAGTATATATATATATTATATATATTTATTACATTATTACTTACTACCTTCCCTCCCCCCTCTGGGGGAGAGACATGGGGCCACCCACAGGTACTAATACTGGACTGCATTATTGCAATAAATACATTAATTGTTAACGCCTTGATATTGTTAAGCAAAACAGCTCCACCTTGAGCTGCAATAAATACTGCAATAAATGCCATCGCCCTATTTCTCCCAAGGTGGCTTGGATAAAGTGACTGGTCTGTCGGACATATGTCTCTTGGCTGATCCGACTTTCATCTTCACTCTGGTCATAGTGTCTGGCTTGTAGCCAACTCTTGTTCTGGGAAACTTCCCAATGTTGTGCGCCATTGATTCTGGCCCGAATGTAAAACCATTCTTGCGAATCATTTCTCCCCCCTCATCCATTTTAAATCTTTGGTTAGTTCATCTCTTTGCTTCATCAGTTTCTCAACCAATTGTGTCAGCCGTGCGATCTCATTTCTTTGCACAGCGTTCTTGCTTTGGAGCTTTTGTAATTCGATATTTTTAGTCACTGGTCTTTCCCTGCCAAAATGTATTCTGTTGTGTGATTTGGGATAGATCCCCATACGGTCCAGATGAAATCCATAGTGGCGCTCTTGCCCCTCTCTGGTGACATGGCTGGCCTCCACGTCATAGCTATGATCGCCATTGGTTTGGTTTGCCTGAACAGTCGCTGCCGTTTCTTAGCGTGCCAAAATGTGGCCTTGGTAAGCATTGCAAACGGCACTTTCTTTTCGGCGCATCGCTCAATGAAGTTAGCGGCCAGATTAAATGGCGGGTTGGTAATGATGGCATCACAGGCGCATTCTGCGTTCAGAAAGTTCATGTTGCTTTCGCCATATCCCCGATCATGTAGATCCGAAGATACCACTCTGAAGCCTCGCATCTCCAAGACTTTTGAGATCGCCCCATCGCCGCAAGCTGGCTCCCAGATGCGCCGACCTCTGAACAGCCACTCAAATCTATTGAGCAGCGCGATGGTGCATTCGGGTGGGGTGGCATAGAAGTCAGCGGCATTGCGGCTATTTTTGGGCGACTTTCCCCCGATAATAACTGATGACTTCATTTAGACAGCTCCCCACCACATGCCATATAGCCAGCCCCATCAATCCAATTGTCTTTGTTTTTTGGATTTGATTTGGCTCTGGCAATTTTTAGGAGCGCCATCATTGCCCCCACTTCATGCGGTCTTATCAGCGTGTCCAAGTAAATTGACCAAAGATTTGCGATGGCAGTCAGATTGTTTTCCATGTCTCCATGAGTAGCTGCCCGATCTTTCGTGACATATTCTTTGGCGGTGTCTAAAATTTCTGCTCTGTTCATTTCTCTCTCCTTAATGTTGTGGTGGTGCGAAGTAAGCAAATCTGGCCCGACCTTTTTGGCCCTCATTTGTCTGGCGATATTCTATGCCGCGATCTTCTTGCAGTGCCGCGAAGACTTCTTTG